ACCACCGTTACCAATCGGAAGCGTACCTGTGACCTGAGAGGCTAGGTTGATATTACTGATGGTGTTATTAGCACCGTTAATCGTCTTATTGGTCAGGGTTTCTGCACCTGCCAGCGTCGCCAACGTTCCTGTCGTGGGTAGCGTGACTGAGGTATTGCCGTTTAAGGTCAGCCCAAGACTGTAGTTACCCGTGAAGGTAAGCGTATTCAGCGCGTTGTTCGCAACCCCAGTACCACCATTAGCAGGACTCAACGTCCCTGCAACCGTCACCGCACCTGATGTTGCCGTGCTTGGCGTTAGCCCCGTGGTGCCGAACGAAATCGTACCGACAGTACCTGCGGTTGTTGCAAGTGTTCCCGATGTGGGAAGCGTGACGTTCGTTGCGCCTGTTGACGTTAACGTGATGCTGTTAGCACCGGATGTGGCTAGGGTTGAACCATTAGCCAGCGTTAACGTACCCGTGGTCGTTGAAACCGTTAGGCCATTCAAACTTGTTGCTGTAGCTACACCAAGAACAGGCGTGGTAAGCGTTGGGCTTGTCGCTCTAACGACATTCCCTGTACCGGTATTCGCTGTCCAGGTTGGCGCTGATCCCGTGGAAGTCAGAACATAGTTAGACGTACCGATGGATAAGAAGCTTGTCGCACCTGATGCTGTCTGATAAGGAACCGACCCTGCTGCACCACCTGCAAGATTCGTAGCCGTCCCAACCGTCACGCCTGATGCAGCACTCCACTGTGGTGCTGTTCCTGAAGACGTAAGGATGGTCGTACTTGAACCAATCGCAAGCTTGGTAAACGCTGTACCCGTGGCGTAGTAAACCAAATCACCAGCGGTGTAACTAGACTGACCTGTGCCACCCTGATCCGTGGCTAGCGTACCTGTAGAGGTAAGTGCCTTAGATCCATCCGTAAAGACTGCTTTACTTGCCGTGGCCGAGGATAAGATCGGTGCCGAACTAAAAGTCTGTATGCCCGTAAATGTCTGAGCCGCATCCGTCCGTGCAATCGTTGCACTGGTCCCCGGAAAGGTCATCGTGGTGCTATCAGTACCTGCTAGCGTCAGGCTGTTACTAGCCGTTAGTGTCTTGCCATCAGCAATGGTCAGTGTTGCGCTAGATGCCGGAGCAGTGATCGTGACTTTGTTATAAGCACCGCCAGTAATATCACCCGTGCTATCAGCAATCGTAACGGCTGAGTTTTGAATGATCTTGCCGGTCGTACCATCAAACCGAGCAACTGCGTTATCAGTAGAAGATGAAGGCCCGTCTACATCACCCGAAGCAATCTCTTTGAAATCACCGGCATTTGTATCCCAGGCTACCCAAGTCTGTTTGCCCGGAGCAACTGAAATACCTGTCGTAGGCCCAGTACTTCCCCTGATCGTGACATTGAACCCACCAGAGGTGTTGTTCATCACAATGTAGGCTTTACTGCTATTGGGTACGTTTATGTAGCGTAGTTGCGATCTGGAACCGGTACAGTTCAGGATCATGTACTGGGCTGATGTAGACCCAATATTCGTTGCTAAACTTGTACCTTGCGTCAGGGTCAGCGTGACATCACCGTCAGTGCTTAATGTCTGTGTACCCGCAATTGCAATATCAAGGTATGAGGTAACGGCGTTGTTGACATCGTCGCCCCATACTCCAGGCTCGGTGCCCGTGACAGGCTGACCGAGGGCCAAAAGGGATGTGTAATTGACTGTCATGTCGTTATCTCAGTCCAATTAGCGGTTTGAGAAGTATTGATCTGCTCCCAGAACAATACAGCAGAGATTGTATCTGCGCCAGATGCCGTTTCGAGAATCGATAACTGCATTTCCAAGTTGATTGAAACAAGGTCATTACCAGCCGCATTCTCAAGCACAGAACTAATAAAGCTTGCTGAACCTGAAATACTGTCTGCACCAGCAGATGTTTCAATAATTGTTCCACCAAAATCAGCAGCCCCTGCAATTGTATCTGCACCACTGGCTGCTTCAATAATATCGGTGGCAAAGTACGGGTTGCCTGCCATGAGGTCATTGCCCGATGCGGCTTCAAGAATAGATGCTGGATACTCAACCCCCGGCACAGCAACTGTGTCGTTTCCTGAAGCCAGTTCAAGAACAGAACGATCATAAGCCGACCTGCCCCAAGGCCCAAAGTTCCATGCACCTGATCCCCAGCCGCCTTCACTCATGTTGCCGTGAGTCGGAACTCATAAGTAACTGAGATCACGTCCCCGGATACAACAGACCGATCTCCGGGTGATTGGAAGTCTGCGGCACTGAATAACGTACCCGTCGTTCCTAAGATCGTGCTGTTACTTGTTAGGAAGGCACCACCTACCGTTGCGGTTGCGTCAATATTAAACACAGCCTTATTAGAGGTGTTCGTTACTACCGAAGGATTGGCGTTTGTTGATGCGGCAAAAGTTGCCGCTGGTCTGGTTGCATCGCTGTAGCAATCAATTTCTGTCCATCCAGAGTGGGAGGACATCGTATCTGATGCAGCCGGTGTATTACTTGCAGCAGCACCGTATAAGCCCACATACCATGTTGTGATCTGTGCTGCCGAGTTTGCCAGTGCCGTGCCAGCCATGTACTGAAGCCCGACGTTAACTACCAAGTTATCACCCTCAGCAGTCCACTTGAGGTTGCCATCCTTGTCATGGCACTCTGCATAGTACCTACCGCAGGCCACAGCCGATTCACCCCACGATGTTTTAGCGGCTAACCCGCTAGAAACTTGATCACCCGCTTTTGCTTTTTCCATCATGCAATCCTTAAAACGGCGTTGGTAGCATCATTAACCGGGAATGTAATCACCAAGTCCTGTGCGGTTTTAGTGATATTAACCCCGAAGTTTAATACTGCAACGGAACGATTTCCATTAGTTGAGTTGTAAATAAGCGCCCCATTGGTCGTTAACGTGACGTTTGTGAATGTCGCATTTTGGAAAGACCAATAAGAAGTAGTTCCTTGAAAGCTTGGCGTGATGTTTGTGAGGACAATTCCTCCAGCGGAATAATTGGTTCCACTGACTTCACCTGCCGTCGTGTAAGCAGTCGTTGAGGCACCGAGATCCGCATTGGCGGTGTATAGGGCAAGTTTAAACACATTGCCTGTCCCCGTCGTAAAGTTATGCAGCGCTTGAGCTACCTCAACTTTAAAACTGGTGGTCAATGTTTGAATGATTGCCATCAGACCACCTTATCCCGAACCTGCCCAGAACGGTAAGCATCCATCCGCTCTAGTCCATCACCAAGACGCTTGGCTAGTATGAGTGCCTCTTTGTACTTGGCAGCAATATTTGCCATGAGATCTGGCTCAAGCTTCAAGAAAGTTGATGCCTCTGTGAGACATCCATAAAGCAAGACTGAATCAAAGTTATCACTGAGCCATGTGGTCGTTGCATCCACATTACCTGCACCAATGGAAGACGGGTAGTAGAAGTAATGAAGCTCTACCGAGTAACCCGAATTGGGTGTTGGCCCAATAATGAACGTCAGTTCTTTCGGAAATGTCGGATAGTCTGGGCCAAATAGTGCATAACAGTATGGAAAGCCTGTATCCGTGGGCGTGGGGAATGACTCCCGTATGAAGTTCACATCCTTATTCAGGAGATACTTATACGATCCATCCGTATCAATCACCGCCATGGAATAGACGGCCAAGAAGTCTGACGGGCATTGAAGATACTTATTCCCGTTGGTCAGGCTCCCTGTCACGTTCTTGCGAAGTGAAGGGAATTGAATGGTATTGAAGATGCGTTGTTCAGCTTGTTGAGCAAACGTCTGAAGTGTTGTTACCTCAAACGTCGTCTCAAGATAGTCCTGAATCGCTGTCTTCAGTTCGCCCCAGTTCACGCCATCGGCCCCCGGCACATTACGCCTTTAGTAGCAGCCCCTGCGCCACGCATTTTAATACCAGTCGTCTTGACTTGGCTATTAGGATTGATGGCCACCCCATGTGTGGGCTGCCAATCCTTATCCATGTTGTATGGCATTTGCTTACCTGGATTAGGCGATGCAACAA